GGAATGTAATCTGTAATTGCCATATATCACCCTAAGAGGGAAATCGGTTGCGGTCTAAGTACAGTGCCTTGCTGTGGGTTTAGCAGACTCATGAAATCACCGGCTTGAACCTGACCACTCTTAACTTTACCAGCAGGAGCAAATTGCGCTTCAGGCTGCTGCATCATTTGTTGTGCAGACTTTAATGCTTGATTAGTAAGTGTCTGGTTTTGCTGGGCATACTGACCAACACTTTTAAGCCCACCTAATGCAGTATCCATAAAGCTAGTTTGATCTAATGACGATGGAATCATTCCAGTACTAGGGCCGCCGCCTACTGAGCTACCGCCAATAGCAGGAGTTCCATAAGGATTCATAGCAAATGGAGCAGTATTTATAGCAGGAACTACTGGTGTATTTGTAAATACAGCAGTAGGTAATTGAGAATTAGCCATTGCTGAAGCATTTGCCACACTCCCACCAGAACCCATAGCAGGATTTAAACCTTGTGAACCAGCTAAAAGTGCTGCGTTCATTAGCAAACCTTTTTTGGTATCGCCGCCAGCAAGAATATTTGTTCCTATGCCGTTAATTAAAGCGCCAGTAATTGATGGAAATAGAGAACCGCCCATTATTTACCCCCTTGAGGCGTAGCTTGTTGAACAGTCTGAGTCCCTTGTGGAACACTGCTAAACAAGTTAGCGAATTGACTAAGTTTCATCTGTGGCAAGTTTTGCTCAAAGTTAAAGCGATTGATAGCATCTTGCAGTGCAGCAGAATCGTATTGTTCGCCAGCCTGACCCGCTGTCAGCAGCTTTTGAATATCAGCATAGTCAGCAGCAGCCATTGCAGGAGCAGCTTGTCCAGCAGCCATTTGACGGGCACGTTCAGCCTCAGCCGATCCGTAAGCCAGTTGACCACCTTGCTCTGCCAAAGCCCTAGCGAATACGTCTTGCGCCCGGCCTTCTTGTTCAGCCTGAGCAGCAGAGCCATAACGACCCATTGATGAAGCCTTAGACTGAAGACCTTGGACACCCTCTGTGAATGTCTCACGGGCCTGACGATTTACACCAGCCAAAGCACCCTCTAGGAATGGATTAACGCCCCGTCCTTGAATCGTAGCTAGTTGCTCTTGCTGTGCAGCCCGAACCAGCGGAGAACCAGCCATAGCCCTTTCCTGAGCCATTTGCAGAGCTGATTGCGTAGCCTGAGAAGGGGAGACGTAGGTCTGACCGGGGAAGAAGCTAGGTGTTCCAGACTCGTAAAGACGCTTGCCTTCTTCAAGTCCGTAGGTAACATACGGCTTGATTGTTGGATCAATGCTCGTAGTCGTTGTGCTCTTTTGAGTACCGCCGCCACCACCCATATTACACCTCGCAAATCCATTGTCTAGGACGAAAACCAAATTGTTTTGCCCTGCGCTGCCATCCCTGTCGATGGCTAGAGAAAGTTAAGTATTTGACATTTCCTTGACTACAGATGTCTTTTATGTATTTTAATCCAGATTCCACAATTTGATAATTATTTTCTAACGTCCAAGCCGCCCATAGGTGCATCGTATCGCCCATAGGTTGCAGGATAAAGAAGCTATTAAAGTGGTTATTCTCCAGTCCTACCCACAGCATTGCCTTCTGGTTAAAGCAGTCTGTGTACACATCCTCCGTTATCCAATTTTCTGGACTGCGTATTTTTATTTTGTCCAAACCGGGGCGCACACTAGGCCACCAGTTACGCAGTTGATCTACAGGGATATATCTAAACTCCATTAGCCCACCACAATGTATCCATAAGTTTTATTAGCCGTATCGTTAGCCCAGTGCGTAAGGGTAGCACTACCTTGCTGTTTAGCGGAAACATATACATTGGTTGTTGCACTAGGAGCAACATAAGACGCAGTTACGATAGCCGATGGAACTGCCGGTCTGGTAGGGCTTGCGCTAGTGTCAAAATGCTCAATAGAAACCCCGACATCAGTGGTGCGCCACATAATCTCAATATAATCGTTAGCATTTAATTCTAAGAAGAAATTAAGTGCAGCAATCAGGTGAGAAGGATCGCCGGAGCTTTTTCTAGCTGGCAAAGAAAACCTGCTATTAGAATCCGCAATATTAGTACCGTTTTTACGGAACCATATATCTACGTCCTGAGTGTCGTTTGTCGTATTCTTGAATTGAATAGAAAACTGGATGTTATAAACACCGTAGTTTCTGACATTTATTCTGGAGGAACTAGAAACGTATACGCCACTACTATAATCTGTTGTATTTAATGTAATAGTATAGGCTGTTGTCGTATTGGCAGCTACTTGATCTGTAGAGTCTTGGAAAGCCCCATATGGAGCCGCATCAGCCTCAGCAGCATCAGATACCGGGACAAAGAATATCAGGCTGTCGTAGCCTATACGCTCGTCGTTAAGGGTGGTTGTAGTCGCATTACCAGTGGCTAGGGTAATCAGACCAGTATTATTGGTCTTCCCGTCCATAATCCCACGAACGATCTCAGCAACACCCCGAGGATCGCTACCAAATGGCGGTAAAGTACGGAACTGGGTCATCTGTCACCCTGTTTAACAACGTCAAACTCTAAACCTACGGCTGTCTTCCAGCTAGTCCCAGTTGGAGTCAGTCTCAGCCTGTGATATTCACCGTTAGACCGCAAGCTCACACGGTTTTCTGCGTCTGGAGACACATCCGAGCCAAATTCCACCGTCTCAGCAAGATTATCGCGGCTAGAAACAGCTATCGAACCACTGCCATTATCTACAATAGGCTTTGCCAGCATTATTGTAGACCGGCCTATATCAATATCACCCGTTGATATATTGGCAGTCTTAGGCTGGCCTGAGAAAGATATGATTTTCTCGCCACTTACCCCAGCAAACAGCAACTGACCACCGGCGAAAACACGAGAATCCAAGGAAATCTCAAGCGCATCAATGCTTGAATTGTAGTTATCCACCTGCTCTAGTGTCGCGGATGGTGTTAATATGTAAGCAATAGAATTAGCTGTGGTATCAGCGTAAGACCATTTGTTTAGGTCAATCGAAAACATCAACAAAGACTTACCGCCAAAGGTATTGTTAAATTTCCATATTACTAATTTAGTAACAGGATCAACCGTAGCACTCATGCCGGTAGATATTTCGCTCGGCACTACATTATCAAAGAACCAGCGGTTTACCTTCTCAGAGCCTATATTTTTTGTAGTTTGACCGTCGCAAACATAGAAGCCATCGTCTGCAAGGAAATAGGTCAAGTTACCGTACTGAGCAATTGATCCGTTAGAAATACAGCCCAAAGACCGGCTAATAGCATCAAACTGAAAGAAGAACGGCGAACCAACATAGCTCATACGGTAGATAGCACGTTCCAAGAAGATCAGCCCGTACTCACCACCTGCCAATCCAGTAATATCACCGCCTTCTGGCAATATCTGACTATCAGCCTGAGAAGCAGCACCGGGAGTCCAGTCTGTCTCGTCATTCAAGTCTGACCAGTAAACCTTGCTTGTGTCACTACCGTCGTTAGCAGCCACCACAAAGTCACGCACAACAGTTACGTATTTAGCAACAGGAGCAGCAGCAGCTAGATCAGCAAAGTTAGTCGATGAATTAAGCGTCCATGCTTGCAGCTTATTTATACCATTAGCTAAGACCATCACCGGGCCAAATTGCGTCACATCCCAACCATCTACTGCCGTGTAACCTGTAGTCGTAGCCGCATCTAAACCAGCATCACTGCTATCAAACTTATAGATCTGAGTCGCACTAGCCGCAAACAGTGAACTAACCCCATCGAACTTACCCGCAAAAGTAATCAGTAGATTAGCTCCAGCAGCGTCAGAGTAATCAGCCTCACTCTTAACCGGCGCATAACCATTAGCAACTGGATAACAGTTCTTTGCATCCGTTACAGCCCCAGTAACACCCGGCTGATCTGGCAACCACTCACCGAATAGAATCTTTTGCATTACTGCCTCGTCCAAGTATTAGACCCGCTAGATTGCGTAGTCCATGTGTTCGGTACTTCTGTAACTGGAGTCCATTCACCAGATCCAGCAACCACCGCAGTCCATGTGTCCTCACCCGTAGTAACACCCGTCCAGTTCGTAGCGTCAGGAACTAAATCAGACCATTCCTCACCAATAATCTGGCCTGTAGCAGCACATACCGTTACGACGTTAATAGAGCCGTTTCCAGCCCATATCGCAGTTGGGTAGGCCGATACATTAGCAGAACAATTAATAGACCCAGAATCGCTATAAAGCACTCCTCCGATTGCTGTGACTGTAGCCTGACCATTTATGCTTCCTGAGCTAGTCCTAATCCTAATAGCATCAGATGCAACAGCAGCCGAACCAGATATAGCGCCAGATGACGTTCTAATCCTTATCGGCACACCAGTTACAGTTGCAAAACAAGTAATAGATGCAGCAGAGCCTTTTAATACCGATGCCGCAGCGGAAACACTAGCATTTGCCGTTACTGATGCACTTCCAAACTCAAGGATTGCATCGCCTTCAGCGTAGCCGTATTCCCAATAGTCATAGACAACGTATTGAAGGCTCATTATTTAATCAAACCCCTAGTGCTGCTTTAATCTCATCAGGTGTTGCGGCTGCGTCAATCTCTGCCTGAATAGCGGCATACTTATCACGAATTACTTGGCGTTCGGCTTCTGCGGCTTGCGCGTCCTTGCCGGGTATCTGCTTCATAATCACTGTATCCAGCGGAGCAAATTCTTTCTCACGATTAGCCCGACGAATCTCATGTCCGATAGCTTTGGCTTTATCAATATTTACGATAATCATTGCACGACCTCTGAGAATTCATTGCTCTCAGCACCAACACCATCAGGCTCTGTAATGTCTGCTTCCCATGCGTTACGGAAGGTGCGGTCTGTTGGCATATCACTAGCATTGATAATCTTGTACGGCACTCCAGCAGGTACGTCCTTGGCTGCAATTTCTTCGATGGGGCGCATGGCAAGACACTCAGGCGCTGGGGTTAATATGCAGATACCGCCGTTGTCGTTAGGGTAAATTATTAGTTTCATGATTAACCTTTAGCGGAAAATAGACAAACTAACATAAGTGCAATCAACCGCCGTATTCCCGCTAGCGTCTACGGCGCGTATCCTGACGGATCCGGTGGCAAATTCGAAGTCGCTGCCGCTATTATTAACGCCGCTTAT